AATTAGAGGAACTTTATCCTGAAATAAGTGAACGAGGAGAAGGCGGATTTGGGTCAACTGGATTATATTAATTAAAAAAATCATAAATATGGACATGGTACCAGGAGGAGAAGCTCCAAAATTAAACATTAAACTTGAAGATGCACCATATATTGAATGTGAGGCATGCCAGCACACCGTTTTTGAAGAGATGATGATGATTAAACGAGTATCTAAGTTTTTAACAGGAGGTGCCCAAGATTCAATTGTTCCTATCCAGGTAATTGCTTGTGCAAAATGTGGTAATGTAAACGAAATATTTAAACCAAAGTCATAAGATGATAATTGGAGCAGAAGTACTTACTGATAATACCTTAGCTATTTCCTACTATAATCAAGCAGGAAAAATCGAATTCATTAGAAAGAGATTAGTCGATCATGAACTCTTTAATTGGGTTGAATCTAAAACAAAAACTGCCACCAAAAATTGGGATGGCAAATATGTGAAGAAGAGTCCAACTGAGGGTAGATATATGACTCAGTTTCGAATTCAGGAATTAGTGCAAGAGAAACTTTCTGCTGAAGAACTTGAAATTGTTTATAATTTTGACAACTTTCCAAAGAAGACATATCTTGATATTGAGATTAAATTAATTGATGATTCATTTCCTGATCCTGAACGCGCAAGAATGCCAGTTGGACTAATTTCATTCTGTAACGAAGATAACGTAACATATATTCTTTCCATTTTACATAACGATGACGATCCTGCTGGACTTTCAGCTGATGATATAATACGTATGGAAAAAGACGTAAATGATTATTTTAGAAAAATAAAGCCACTGCGCCCACAAGATGCTGCTCTATTTCAGCAAGATTTTAAAATCAAATATAAATTCTTCCAAACTGAAACTGAGCTTCTAAACTTTTATTTCCATCAAATTGTACCGAAGCTATCTTTTGTTACTGGGTGGAATGTAACTGACTTTGACTGGAAGTATTTGATGAATCGCGGTAAGAACATGAAGATTGATACTACTCTTAATCTTCCGTCTCGTACCCTTATTTCTAAAAATAAGATACCTGCTCACCTTGGAGTTCTAGATTATATGCAAGTGTTTGAAAAACTTAAACCATATAAAGTTGTTGAAAATTACAAATTGGATTATATTGCAGGTATTGTGCTTGGTGCAAATAAACTCAAGCATGATTATCCATCATTCTTGGCATTCCAAAAAGACACATATTTATTTACTCTCTACAACGTAGTAGATGTTGTTCTAGTTAAGTTAATTGAAGATAAGCTTTCGCTATTAGATGTTGCATATTCAATTGCAAACGTTGCACAAGTCGAAGTAAATAAAGTATTTAGTCCAGTGTATGTTGCTGAAATCCTAATGTGTCGTGAGTTCTTAAATAAGAATCTTAAAATGATGAAACTTCCATGGGGAGAACAAAAGGATAATACTGCAACATATGAAGGAGCATATGTTAAAAAACCAACTCCAGGTCACTATAATGCTATTGCATGTTATGATTTTTCATCAATGTACCCAAATATTCAAATTCAGTTTAATATTTCACCAGATACTTACTTAGGTAAGCGTGATCAGGTTCGACTAAAAGGTGGTGAAATACATACCAAGAACGATACTCTATTTTCATCAGATAATGATTCTGCGGCTCGAACAATCTTGACCCGATTATACAATGAACGTATTGGTACTCAAGGTCAAATAAAAAAACTAAAAAATTCACTATAGATGGCAAAACCAATATTTATCGTCGGGTTTCCAGCAGCAGCTGCCGCTGAATCACTACACCAAGTTTATCTTGATCTCGATCAAAAACTTGGGGCAGAATACCATGTACTTACATATCGAACCAATGAATTAAGTGATGTTGCATTTTCAGTTCTAAATGCAATTAATGCAACAGATATTGAAATTGCTGACTTAATTAAACTCACTCGTGAAGAAGTCACAGCTCTTCTGCTTGACAAAGCAGAAGTCGAAGCTAAATATTTCGCTGAACTACACTCTAAAAATAATCCACAATAAATATGGAAACTCCTGAACAATTCATTAACTGGCTCGAAGGTGTCCTTGATGCAACTCGCAATAATTTGACTCCCGGTAACGTTAGAATAATTCGTAAAAAAATAACTGAATACCATAAAAAGTCGGCAGTCACTATTATACCACTATATGACGCAAAAACAAGTACTTCAACACACGATATTACACTTAATGAAGAATATCTTACTGAAATTGAAAAAAATAAAAATGCTTCAACTATGTCGGAGCTGGTATAATGCTATAAAAAAGAATAATAAAATGGACACTGAAAAATTAATTTCATTAAAGGAGAATTTTACAGGTCAGAAATTCCAATGGATAAAAACTGACCGCCCTGAACTTTTGGGAAAATGTGTAAAATGTCGAGATGTTCAACCGTTTGGCTCTCGCTTCATGGTAACATTTGATGATGGTTCAAAAATCGATAGTTCTCGATTAAATTCGGACTTACTGATGTTACATGGTGACATGGAACCATTAAGTCGTTCAGAAGTTGAATCAATTAGTGGAGCAAAGATACAAAAACCTGCACAGCCGACTGCGCAACATACTGTGCAGCAGCCAGTAGTCAGTGCAGGCCCTACTTTTAATCAACCTCAAATGCAACAACCTGTAATCGAACAGCAAACTACTCCAAAACCAAATATGTTTGCTATGTTTAATTCTGAAGAGTCACAAATATCTGTCAACTTAACAGTTAAGTTGCCAGATAGAAAGCTACTTAAGTTGATGTATACAAGTGCGGAAGATAAAGATAAGTTTTTATCTGAACTTGCCGAATACTTGCATGGGATGATAAATAAACAAGTAGTTAAAGACTCTATGCACTCAGTACTAGCCCCGCCAGTAATTATTAAGCGAGAGAATAAACCTACAATAAATTTAACCGAAGTAGATGAATCACGAAGATAATACAAGTTTTGACAAGAAGCAAGAATACACGGATGGTAAATATTCGATGTATTCTTTTTCTAGTAATGGTGGAAAATTTAGAAGACTTGCCTGTTCTGAGGAGTCTATCTGTATTCTTCCATTTGATTTAAACGAACACGATCAAGTCAAAAATATCTATCTTGCAAAATACAAAGACCACTTACTCGGCGGCGTTGATTTTACCTGCATTACAGATACATTTGATAAAAATAAATTTGATTCATATTATAATGCAGTCGAAGACTGTGCTCATAATGAACTTGGACTTTCTGATACTGATATTAATGACATTTACTTTTTAGGTAAAGTAAAGCACGGTGTTCCTTTTTCTAAGGAATATCGATGTTATGGAATTAATTTAAGTAACTATATGAAAGATCCATCTGGCTTCTCAGTAGCCGGTTTCAATCCAAACGCAAATATCCAATCAATTGAAAAGGTGAGATTCAATCGCTTATTAAAAGGCGAAGTATCAGATTCTATTGCACTTTCCTGTTCACTATTATTACTTTCTTATTTTTCAGAATAAGAACTTTTGCTTCATCATAAAGTAGAAGATTAATAAAAATACTGTCTATGGCAAGCGCAAAAGATGCACTTTCAGCATTCAACAAATTCAATGATTTGCTTGAAAAGAAAGTAAAAACCAAAATTACACTAATGGGATTCTCAGATATCGATGATTATATCCCAACCGGCAACTACCTATTAAATGCACAAATGTCCGGATCAGTTTTCGGAGGTTATCCAAATACTCGAAGTATTGGTATTGCTGGAGACTCGGGCTCTGGTAAAACCTTCTTATGTTTAAATGCAGTTCGTGAATTACAAAAGAAAGACTATATGGTCTTCTATATTGACACCGAAGGTGCAATTGATAGTTCAGACTACACAAAATTTGGAGTAGATCTTGCCAGATTAAAATATTTACGTATGGGTTTAATCAGTGATGTTAAATTTTTCATCAATGACTTTATTGAAACCATGCGAGAAAATCCAGGTTTGAAACCAGCAATATTTGTCGACTCAGTAGGTATGTTAGATACTGATAAGAGCAAACGCGATATGGATGCTGGTAAAAATGCAGCAGATATGGGTCTTCGTTCTAAAGAGATGAGGTCTCTATTCAAATCTTTTACTCTTGAGCTTTCAAATCTTAAAGTTCCTTTTATTTTCACGAATCATACGTATGCTTCAATGGATCAATATACTCCAAAAGGTATGTCTGGTGGTGGAGGTCCTGAATTCTCAGCATCAATTATCTTAATGCTAAGTAAAGGTACACTACGCGATGAGGCTAAAACTACTACTGGAATTATTGTTCGTTCTAAGACTAGAAAGAACCGATTAGCTAAACCACTAGATATTGAATTCCATATTTCTTTCCATAAAGGCATGAATCCATATGTTGGTCTTGAACAATTCGTTAATTGGGAAAATTGCGGAGTTGTTCGTGGTTCTAAATTAACTGAAAAGGAATTTTCAAAGCTTAAGCCAGAAGACCAAACAAAATGCCATAAATTTGAAGTAAGCGGAGAAGTTTGGTATGTAAAGCCTAGCATACAGGCAAAAAATTATATCATTCGTCATAATGGTGATGAGGTTCCAGTTAGAGATTTTTTCTCTGCTAAATTATTCACAGATACTGTATTACATGACCTTGATGAGAATATTATCAAGCCTACTTTTAAATTTCCAGAGACGCAAGATGGAATTGACGAATTAGAAAATGATGAACTTGAAAATTTAAAAGACGATGAAACTGCGCTCTGATCTTCCAATAAAGTATTATCTTAATGTTCATGCCGATGATGTTTTACAAGATGATCTTGCAATCCTCTTTGACATAATCCAATACATAATTAAGGTTATTGAGATAAAACAAAAGCAGTTAACTATTGAAAATCTAAAGTTTTCGTCAAAATCATTAAAATATGTGTTTGGTGATAGGCTAAATGATGAAACCTTTAAGCAAAATCTAGTTAAAAGAATAAAGAGCTTAATTTTATCGGAAAATCTTAGGGTGGATGGTGAAACTATGTATATTACACAAAATGGACTAACTCACTTTTATATAATACAATGATTGATTTTACCGAAAATATTGATTCACTCGAAAAAATGGTGTGGAACTTCATTCTAAATGAAGACAACGAAAGTAATGAATCAAAACCAAAGAATCATGATTCACTACGTCGAGAAGAATTAATTGTAATGGTTCGACCAAGTTACTTCAATGAAGATGCTCGAAATGAATCATTTAAACTTGCTCTTAAATTTTTTAGAGAATATGAAAAAATACCAAATCGTAAAGAATTAAAAAGTTATTTAGAATTAACACACACCTCAATTGAAGATGAAGAATTTGATGAACTTTATGCGTTTAATTTACGCGAATATAATTATGACTATCTTTACAAATATGTCAGATCTTTCATATTACTTAGAAATCTTAATCTTACTGTATTTGATCTTCTCACTTACTTAAAGACTACATCAATTGATCCTGAAAATATTGATAAGATTTCTGAGAAAGTAAGAAACGATATTAGCAGTAAACTTGCTGTTAATTTTTCAAGCGGAGATACTGGCTTAAATTTCTTTGACCATTTAGCCCATGTACAATTACCTAAAAACGGCAGTCCGACTGGATTTCAGTTTTTTGATAAAGTATTAGGTGGCGGCTGGAATCCAAAAACACTGGTTGTTTTTCAAGGTCGACCAAAGGTTGGTAAATCAATGGTTCTTGGAAATATTGCCGCCCGATCGTTTCAGATTGGAAATACTACTGGATTAGTAACAGTTGAGCTTTCTGCTAGATCATATATGAAACGCATAGGTTCAAATATCTTAAATATTCGATCTGATGATTACGCTGGAATTACAGATGCTGCTGCCGCAAAACTTGTTCAAGATAAAATAATTGCAATGCGTGACTCGGGTCAGCTAAAGGGAGATCTTCACTTAATGGAATTTTCGACTGGCGGTGCAACTGCAATTGATATAGAAAACCATTTTCTACGTCTTGAAAACAGACATAATAAAAAGTTTAGAGTGATTGTTGTTGATTATCTTAATTTGATGCGACCACTTAAAGATCAAAATGGTCTATATGAAAAAATCAAAGCAATTTCTGAAGAACTTCGTGGAGTTGCAATGAGAAATGAATGGTGTATTATTAGTGCGACTCAAGTAAAACGTGAAGATGTTGGTAACTTTGACTTGGGAATGGAATCCGTTGCTGAATCATTTGGTCTTATTCATACGGTTGATTCCTTATTTGGATTAATGCGAAGCCCATTAGAAAGTCGAATGAAAATTAAAGCAATTGCAAATCGTGATAATGGATATGAAGAAAGCTATAAATTTTACACAATGGTCAAAGACTATTTTAGATTATCCGAAGAGTCTGGAATGAACAGCGAATACTATAGTGATGATGATGAAGCAAATAAATTAGAAGACCAATTACGTAATGAATACTCAGAAATCAAGTCAGAAGATGCAATTTCTGCAAAGCCGGTGATTGAAGATGAATATGATGCTCTCTTTAATTCACTATAAAATAATTAAACCATAAATGATCGTCGATGAAAATGAAGAAAATGAAGAATTAGAAGAAGAAGAATTAAGTCACTTTGATGACACTGAACCTGAGACTGAGCCTGAAGTTGACTCAGTAAATATTGCAATTGTCCGTGAGGATAAAATATTTAATAATCGGTATAATAGCGGAGATGGTTTACCTGAGACAGAAGAATATTCTCTTTCTCGTGGAATATCAGTGAATTCTTCATATTCAGATGCATATTTACGCGATATCTATAATTATGAAGAACAGCTTGAAATACGTATAATCCTTGATACAATTTTCTCATTCTTACAAAACGACCCACATATTACTAAGATCCTTAAGCGAGCTTCGCCTAATCCATTTATTGTAAAGCCAAAATTGTCAAAAGATGATATAAACTTTATTTTTAATCATATAAACACAAAAATTGAATTAAAAACAGATGTTGCCATGTTTTTTAGTCCAATTTATATACTTGAAGTAATTTCTTCAATTACATCAATTGAGTATAAGAAATTGTTTGATACTTTTGAAACAGAAATTCAGGAGCTACTCCTAACTGAGCTAAATAAGAAATATAAATTCCTTGAAGGAAAAATGCATAAAAAAAGAATACACTAATGATTTGGATTAAACTAACACACACAATTGGTGCAGACTATATTAATCTTGAACAGGTTTATAGAATACTGCAGACCGCTTCGACTGATATCACATTTTATGATGCGAATTCAATCTTACCAATTACTTATTCTTTTTCTACTGCTCAAGAGACAGTTGATGTTCTTGATAAGCTAGAAAGTCTTGCTCAAATAATTGACATTGATAAACTTGCAGATCAAGGATGATATTAGAAAATATACGTAAGATATTTGTTCTTGGCGATCTGCATCTAGGCGTACGAAACAACTCTGTCGAATGGTCTGATATTCAGACCGACTTTCTTCTTGATTTTTTCTTAAAGAGGGTTGATGAAGAAGGATTTGACCCAGACCGGGATATCCTAGTTCAGACTGGTGATTGGAATCATGTTCGGGAATCAACAAATGTTCGAATTCAAGATATTTCTCAAGAAATCGCTCGACAACTCTGTCAAAAATTTAAGCGGGGTGTCTATTTCTTTTTGGGAAACCATGATGTCTATTATAAAGATCGAATCGATGTTCACTCTCTAAAGGGTTATGATATAATGTACCCAAACTTTCATATCTTTGAGACTCCTGAAATACTTCAAATTAATTCTCATAAATTTTTAATTCTTCCTTGGATAGAAAACGTTGCTGAATTGAAAGAGGCGGTTCGCGTTAATTCAGCGGCCGACTATATTTTCTGCCATGCTGATGTTCAGGGATTTTCTTTGAATAGAGCAACAAAACTTACTCATGGACTAGATAGTGATGATTTAAAGTCATTTAAGCGCGTCTATTCAGGACACATACATATTCGCCAAGATAAAAACAATGTTCTTTATGTAGGAACACCTTATGAAATGGATAGAGGCGATAGAGGTAACACCAAGGGTTTCTATGTACTTTATGCAGATTCAGAAGACACAATTATTGAAAAATTTATTGAAAATACGGTTTCTCCTCGCCACCTAAAGTTTGATATTACCGATCTTCTAAATTTCAATACTCAACAACTACGAGACCTGGTAAAGAATAACTTTGTTGATGTTACAATAGAATCTTCATTTTCATTACGATTTCCAATAACCAAATTTACGGAACTTATTAAAGATGCAGGTTGTCGGCGTCTTGAATTCTTTTCATATACTCTCGACCAATTACAAAGTAAGAGTGATATTGAAACCGATTCAAATTACGAATATAATATTTTCACAATACTTGATGCAAAAATTAAGGAAGCAAATTATGCACCAGATATCTCTACACAAGTCGTTGATAGTTTTAAGAAAATATATGACGATTTAAAGAACAATAAAAGTTACGAACAATGAAATTATTAGAATTTTCATATAAAAATATCCTGTCGTATGGCAACCTTTTGCAAACTTTTAAATTTAGTGATAAGCCACAGCTTATTCTAGTCGAAGGAGAAAATGGTGCTGGAAAATCGGCAATTAAAGAAGCGCTAACGATCGCTATTTATGGAAAATCTGCGATTCGTAAGATGAAAGATATTCCAAATTGGATTAATCGAAATGCCTACACAAATATTAAATTTATTACTAATTCTGGAGATACAGTTGATGTCGATCGCGGCATCGATCCAAACTTTAGTGATATTAAAATAAATGGAGCACCATTCAATTTACCAGATAAGAGAAAAGTCGATGAATTTATTGAAGAGGAACTTGCCAGAATACCATTTTCGGTATTTTGTAATACTATTAGTTTATCATTCGATGATTTTAAATCATTTGTTAACTTAAGTCAGTCTGATAAGCGAAAAATAGTCGACCGAATTTTTGGAATCGATATCTTAACTGATATGCGAGCCGTTGTAAAAGAGGACTTAAAACAGAGTAAAAAGGATCTTGAGATTCTGAATTCACAGATCAGTAAAAACGCATTTACTTTAAATACTTCAATCGATCAACTTACACAACTTAAAGATCGATTAACTAAAAAGAAAGAATCACAATCAGATAATTTAAGAACCAAGATTGAAACTAAAAAAGAAGATCTAAACACTATTAAATCATCATATTCTGGGTTAAAGACCAGAGTTGACGACTTTCAAAAAAGTTTAAATGGAGTACGCGATGAACTAAGTACAATCAAAACATCAATTACTGATCTTGCAGAAAAAGCTGATCTTTATCAGAAGAATCGGTGTCCACATTGTCTAAATGACTTAACTACAAATTCATCAATTAAGACTAAGGATATTATTACAGCTAAGAAAAAATTACTTGAAGAGAAACTTCCAATACTTAGAAAATCTTTTTCTGATATGACTGAGACTCTAAATACTTATATTAATGACCAAAATAATTCAAAGTCAGAGTATTATAAGATTGTTGCTGACCTTCAGGTTCTTGAAACAGAATTACAGAAAACTGCGACTTTACTAGAATCTGATGAAACTGGTTCAATTGAAACAATTATCTCATCAATTCAATCAGAAATTGAAACAGATTCAGCTACTGCAACAAATAAAGGTCAAGAACTCAATCTTTTTAATATTTTAGACGAATTATTATCTGACTCTGGAATTAAGAAGACTTTAATTGATAAGATAATTCCAACACTAAATTCTAGGATTCAGGAAATATCTGAAAAACTAGAATTTAAGTTTCAATTTCAATTTGATAATGAATTCAATCCAACAATTGCTTATCTTGGAATGGAAATTTCGCCAGAGAGTCTCTCCAGTGGTCAGCGTAAAAAGATGAACTTGATTGTTCTACTTGCTTTTATTGAGATTATTAAGATGAAACACGGCAAAATGAATATTCTATTCCTAGATGAGATATTTAGTTCTCTTGACAAGAATAATGTATATAAGGCAATTGAAATACTTAAAGAATACTCACAAAAATACAATATGACTATTTTTGTAGTATCACATGAATCCCTACCTGAAGAATTTTTTACTTCTAAAATATTTGTAAAAACACAAGACCACTTTTCAGAGATGCAAATCACTAAAATTGGTCACTAAAATAATTTAAACATAATGTACTCAGTATTAGTATATGGCAAATCATCTGATCTTTCCGAAAAATATACCGATTCGCCATTAAGGGTTTCAAT